GTGCTGACTTCCGCGTCAAGTTTGGGGTTTATCTGTGATGACCATTTTCACCGCAATCGACCCGAACGGCGTCACCCACACCCGCAACTCGAAGGCCCGTACCTACACCCATATGGTGGTGGGCAGGCCATCATGGACTGGTGCTGTGAAAAGGGTATCGTGCAAGGAAGCGCGCGCCGTTCATTTTTCGAACTTCAAATACCAAAGGGCGCTTGCGGACGGCAGATCGCAGTGGCTGGAAGGCCTGACGGTTGAGGATCGTGATGCAAGGATTGCCAGCGCTCAGGCCTTACTGAACGGGTGCAAGACAGGGCATGACTACAGCGACAAAATGGTAAAAAACTCATTAGCCATCATCGAAAAGAAATTGGAGAATGGCCACTATGACAAGTACCAAGACCTTGGCTGGTGTGGTCGGCCTGATCTGGCGGAAAAGCTTAAGATCAGGTCGGTGAATATAGGCTGGTTCGATGTCACAATCCTACAAGTTACTTGTTGACATCGTACGGTGACCTGTCGTAGAGATGGGTCACCAACCAACCACGGAGCTGATCATGTCCTTCATCGAAAACGAAGTCGCCTACAACAACGCCATCGCACGCAACATCCGCCTTAACGCCCAGAAGGGCCGCCGCAACGCTTGGATGAAGCTGGAGGGTGCCGTGCGCGTGAACGAGTTCCTGAACCAGTTCGGAGAGTTCGAACCGTCCTACGGCGACGATGGCCGCTACGCCGACAAGAACGCCGTCGTCAAAGCTGCGTTCGGATCGGACTTCTTCCATGCGATGCAGGACAACATCATGACCTACGGCGGCCTGACCGAGGCCCAGAACAAAGCCGTTCTGGACATGATCGCCCGCGCCGAGGTCAAGGTGGCTGGCTACGCTGCCAAGCGCGCCGCAGAGGCCGCTACCTCGAACTGGATCGGCACCGTGGGCAAGCGCGAGATGTTCACCGTCACTATCCGCCACATCGTCGAGATCGACGGCATCTACGGCATGTCCTACCTGCACATCATGAACGATGACGCTGGCAACGTGGTGATCTACAAAGGCACCAAGGTTCTCGGTGACAAGGGCGAGCGCCTGACCGTCAAGGCGACCGTCAAGGAACACGGCGAGCGCGAAGGCGTCAAGCAAACCAAGATTGCCCGCCCAGCATAAAACGGCTATGATGGCATCCTATTCATGAAAGGGGTGCCATTATGACTATGGGCAGGCCGCCATTGCCGTTCGATGAGGGCGCGGCAGATCAAATCCTAGAGGCTATCTCGGAAGGGATCAGCCTTGTATCGTTCCTAAAGTCTCGGCCAGACATGCCGTCGTATTCGACCATCATGAAGTGGGTTCGTGATAACCCTGACTTCGCGGCGAACTACCAGCGCGCGCGCGAGGATATGGCTGATCATGACGCTGACAAGATCAATAATATCGCCGAAGATGCGGCGCGTGGTCTTATCGACCCATCTGCAGCCCGCGTTGCCATCGACGCATACAAATGGAGCGCTGGCAAGCGGCGTCCCAAGCGGTACGGAGACAAGATCGAAATCGAGAACACAGGTTCCGTCGCTGTCACACACACGCTGGACGTCAGCAACCTGTCTCTGGAAGAGCTGGACGTTCTGGAAAAGGCCTTGGGCAAATGAGCAAGACCTGTGTTTTCACCGACGTGCACGGGCGCTTGGAAGAGCTGCTGCGGCTGCTTGACAAGGTGCCGAAAGGCGCAAAGCTGATCTTCCTCGGCGACTACATCGACCGTGGCACGCAGAGCGCCGAAGTGGTGGCGCTCGTGCGGTCTCTGGATGCGATCTGCCTGCGTGGCAACCACGAAGACATGATGTGCAACCCCGACACGATGGGCGGCACATGGATGGCCAATGGCGGCATCACCACGGTGGAGAGCTACAAAGACCCGCTGACGGGAGAGATCAACGCGGGGCTGATGGAAGAGCATGCGGCGTGGTTCGAGAGCCTGCCGCGCGTTCATAGCGACAAGCACCGCGTCTATGTTCACGCTGGCGTCGATGAGAGCCACGACCTGCGGCACATGCCGGAGGCCATCACTCAGTGGTTCCGCTACCCAGCGGGCGCAGACTTCGGCTATCGCGGAAAGCATGTGGTTCACGGGCACACGCCGGGGATCGTTCAGCTGGCCAACAGGACGTGTCTTGATGGCGGGCGCACCCTGACATGCGGCGTATTTGATGATGATCTGCCGGGTGGTCCGGTGGAGCTTATTAGGAGCGATGAATGATGGAAGAATGGAAGTGGTACGCAGGAAGCAATGAAGAGACGTTCGAGCATGGGCCGTTCGACACGCGCGAACAGGCCATCGCAGAACTGGACGGCTACGGCGGCTATGTGATCATGGCGCGCAAGGTGCAGTTGAAGCTGTCGCAATACTTTGACGCCGCCACGTTCCTTGAGAACGCAGAGGATGATGCGTACGATATGGCGAACGAGGATGGCGATCCGATCTTCGACATGACAAGCGACCAGCAGGCCGATCTGCAGGCACGCGTCCGCGCCGCTATTGAGGGCTGGCAATATGCCCAAGGCCTGACGTTCATCCCGTGGGGGTTCAACGGCACCAAGCATCTGGAGCGCATCGAAGCGACGGAAGACTGATGGGTGTGATCAAGCTTCCCCGTCCGGTCGACCGGGCGGGGACACTCAAAGCCATCGAAAAGCGCAAGTGCGAGATGTCGTTGGCGGCGTTCGTCAAGGCCGCTTGGTCTGTCATCGAACCCGGTCAGCCGTACATCCACGGCTGGCACATCGACTTCATCTGCGCGCACCTTGAAGCGATCACCGATGGCGTGCTGAACGACGACGACACGTTCTACAACCGCCTACTGGTCAACATCCCGCCGGGCACCATGAAGTCTCTGCTGATCGGCGTCTTCTGGCCCGCGTGGGAATGGGGGCCGCGCAACATGCCGCACATGCGCTACGTCTGCGCATCGCACAGCCTCGACCTCGCGATCCGCGACAGCCTCCGCATGCGGCGCTTGGTCACCGACGAATGGTATCAGAGCCATTGGGGTGACCGCGTCCAGATCACGGGCGACCAGAACGCCAAGGCCAAGTTCGAAACCACCGCCACGGGCTTCCGGCAGGCCTGCGCTTTCACGGGCATCACGGGCTATCGCGGCGACCGCGTGATTTGCCTTCCGCACGACGCTATGGTATTGTCATCCGAGGGCTGGTTGCCCATCGGTAAAATCGTTGATGAGCGCCTGCCTGTTCGTATCGCCGGACATGACGGCGACACCACGACATGGCAGGAAATTGAAGCATATGAGCGGAACCCAGCAGCTCCACTTGTCCACATCCGAACCGCAAGCGGCGGGTTTGAATGCACTGGAAACCACCTCGTCTATGTCAAAGACAAAGGCTGGATCGAAGCGGAGCAAGTCTGCGAAGGTGACGGCGTCTACATGTCCCCACTGTGGGAAGCCAGCGGCAGGAAAGAGGTTCTGCACGTTCCAGTGCTATCAGGACCACCGACAGAAGGTGGTGCGGGAGCAGAACACCAAGCCGTGTCTGAAATGCGGAGCGCCAGTGTACAGGACGCCAGCACACTGGAGGCGGATGCCGGACGGAGGGTATTGCAGCCATCAATGCGCGTCATCGGGGGACACCAACGCGATGTGGACTGGCGGACTGGTTACGTTGACCTGTCCACGGTGCCAGATGCAGTTCACCCGCAAGAAGTCGGAGGCGAAGAGGGCCAAGTGGTGTTCGCCGACCTGCGCCAGTTTGTCGATATGGGATCAGAGCGGTCGTCGCCTTCCAGAGAAGACCTGTTCAGAATGCGGGAAGGACTTCAAACCAACCAATCGCAAGACGGCGATGTGTTCGCGGGTCTGTGCGGACGCGCGTCAGTCGAAGTTCTTGCGGGGGGAAGCCAACGGTCGGTACGTTCATGGAGAACACCGGAAACCATATCCGTCGGGGTGGACGCGCAACTTCAAAGCGTCGATCAGGGAGAGGGATGGGAATGCCTGTCAGGTCTGCATGGTGTCTACGCCGAGCCTGCACGTCCATCACATCGACTACACCAAGGAAAACTTGGACCCGCTGAACCTGATCACAGTGTGCAGACACTGTCACGGTTCGATGCACGGGTCGTTGCAGAGCCGACAGGAATGGTCTGCCAGACTGTCATCTCTGTTGAGGCATCGTCTCGGTCTGTAGATGCGACGTACAACCTGCGCGTCGGGCCGAACCACAACTACTTCGCTAACGGCTTCCTGCTGCACAACTGCGACGACCCTCACAGTGTGGATGACGCGAACTCGGACGCCAAGCGCGAGACCGTCACCAACCTGTTCAAGGAAGCCGTCACCAGCCGCCTGAACAACCCCGACCGATCCGCAATCGTGGTGGTGATGCAGCGCCTGCACGAAGCCGACGTGTCGGGCGTGATCCTCGATAACGACATGGGCTATGACCACATCATGCTGCCCATGCGGTTCGACCCGCACCGCGCCTGCGTGACCCGTCTGGGCTATGCCGACCCGCGCGAGATCGACGGGGAGCTGCTGTTCGAAGATCGCTTCCCGCTGCACGTCGTGGAGCGCGACGAGGCTGCCATGGGGCCGTATGCGACCGCTGGTCAGTACGCCCAAAGCCCAGAGCCGCGCGGCGGCGGTATCGTCAAGGACAGCTGGTGGAAGCTCTGGGATAAGCCGGAGTACCCGGGCATTGAATACATCGTCGCCAGCCTCGACACGGCCTACACGACGAAGTCCGAGAACGACCCCAGCGCGCTCACCATCTGGGGCGTGTTCAGCGCGTCAGGAGAGCAGGCATCGACCCGCATGGTGGATCGGTATGGCCGGACCATCGACGGCGCTTCAGCGGTCCAATCTGAGGCGCTGGGCGCGACCGCCAAGGTCATGATGATGTACGCATGGCAGGGCAAGCTGGAGATCGGCGAACTAGTCGAGAAGGTCGAGAGCATTTGCACCCGGATGAAAGTTGACCTGTTGCTAATCGAAAACAAGGCGGCAGGACACAGCGTGGCGCAGGAGATCAGGCGGGTGTTCGGGCACGCCAGCTTCGCCGTCCAGATGTACGACCCCAAGACGCTGGACAAGGTGGCGCGCCTGTATTCCATCCAGCACCTGTTCAGCGAGGGCATGATCTACGCACCCAACAAAGACTGGGCCGAGATGGTGATCCGGCAGACATCCAGCTTCCCGCGCGGGGCGCATGACGATCTTGTCGATACCGTGTCGATGGGCTTGAAACACTT